TGCGAGGGGCAGCAACGCCAGCATGAAGAAATTGTCGAGGATCAAGGGCGGGACGATCTACGTCACCTCAACCCCCGTCGGCGGCAAGGTCTAGGGAGGCAGTAGGGATGGATGGGGCGGCCTTCGGGCCGCCCTCTTTTTTTGTCTCCCGCACGGCATTGACAGTTCCGATATAGTTTCTCTGTCGGAAAATTGAATAGCGATCAGCGGGCCTAGCGCCCCCGTACCGCACCAGTCCGAGCGACCCTAGCGGTTCGTTTTCAGATTCACCGGAGTCTGGGCGGGCCGTTTTTTGTTGGAGGGACATATGCCCGAACAGGTAATGCGGAACAAGCTGGCGACCATCAAGGCGGTGGACGACAACGCACACACGGTGCAGGCCATCCTATCGACGGAAGCCCGTGATCGAGACGGTGACATCATCCGGCAGTCCGGCTGGGATTTGGGCAACTTCAAGTCCCATCCCGTCCTGCTGTCCAGCCACAAATACCTGGGACTCCAGAACCAGATCGGCGAGTGGCAGGACGTGAAGATTGACCGTTCCACCAAAGAACTGGTCGGTACGGCCAGGTACTACGTGGGCGAGGGCAACGCCGAGGCCGACTTGGGTTTCAACCTCGCATCGAAGGGCCGCGCTGCATTCAGTGTTGGGTTCATCCCCGACATGGCGAAGGCGGAACGTATCAAGGGCGACGATGACGATGACTGGTTCCCGAACTACGTTTTCCGTGGGCAGGAATTGTTAGAGGTATCGCACGTCACGGTCCCATCCAACTTCGAAGCACTCCAGGCGATCAAGTCGATTGGGGTGCCGACAGCGTTGGTGCGATCCATCGAGCGGAGCCTGGACGAGGAACCGCCGAAGAAGCCGTGGCCCAAGAACGAGGAAGCCGAGCCAACTATCCAACTGTCCACGGGGATGGACCCTGAACAGTTCGAAACGATCACCGAGGCGGGGCTGACGGACGACGACCTGGACGCCCTTGCCCAACGGACGATTGAACTGATCCAGGCGGCGGGGTTGCTGGCTATAGAGAACGCCAGGGCCGCACCCGTGGCACCGATTCTTATTAGGACTTCCCCGCCGATGGAGCGCGGGGCGGTCATCAAGAACGCAGTCGAGAAAGCAATCGAGGAGGTACTGGCACGATGACGATTGAGACGCAGGAACAACTCGACGGGTTGTTGCAGTCACCAGAGGCACTGAACGAGTACATCGAGGACAAGGCGCGGCTCATGGCCGAGAAGGTCGTCGGTGATCGGGTGAAGCAGGACGTGGTGGACGCCATCACTTCAACCGAGGTGGGCAAGCGCCTCGCCATGCACGAAGCGGACGAGCAGAACCCGAACGCCGAGGGTGCCAGCGAGAACGGCAAGTTCCGCACGATGGGCGAGTTCCTGAAGTCCGTCTCGGACTCCCAGCGCCCAGGCATGGAGTTCGACGTTCGACTCCGCGCACTGAACGAGTCGCAGGGCGACCAGGGCGGATTCCTCGTACCAGAGGAGTTCCGCGCTGAACTGCTTTCCCAGACGCTTGAGACGGCCACGATCCGGCCACGGGCGCGGGTGATCCCGATGGCCCGTGAGACGGTTCGCATTCCGGCAGTCCGAGACACCACCCACGCCAGCAACGTGTTCGGCGGGGTGCAGATGTATTGGATACCTGAGTCCGGCACGTTCACGTCGTCCGAGCCGACGTTCTCACAGGTCCGGCTGGACGCGAAGAAGCTCACCGGCCTGACGCGGGTGACGAACGAGTGGCTGGCGGATTCCGTGATCGGCGGCGAAGGACTCATCACTGGGATGTTCGCCTCGGCGCTGGCCTACTTTGAGGACGATGCGTTCATCAACGGTTCAGGCGCGGGCCAGCCCGTCGGACTTCTGAACGCTGATGCACTCATCACGGTGGCGAAGGAGACGGGGCAGACCGCGACGACGCTGGTCAAGGAAAACCTCGACAAGATGTACGCGAGGATGCTCCCGACCAGCCGCGCCAACGCGGTCTGGATTGCGAACACCGACGTGATCCCGCAGCTTCTCAGCCTCTCGCAAGCCGTTGGTACGGGTGGCAGCGCGGTCATGGTGGCGAACATCGCCAATGCGCCGACCTTCTCGATCTACGGCAGGCCAGTCCTGTTCACTGAGAAGGCCCAGACCCTGGGAACGGCGGGTGACATCTACTTCGCCGACCTCAGTTACTACCTCATCGGGGATCGGCAAAGCGTGACGATGGCATCCTCGATGCACACGCGGTTCACCACCGACGAGACGGAGTTCCGAGTCACGTCGCGGCTGGATGGCCGTCCGTGGATCGACTCTGCGCTGACCCCGCGAAACGGATCGAACACCCTGTCCCCGTTCGTCAACCTGGCGGCGAGGTCGTAAACGAGCAACCTAGTGGCGCAGGCGAGAACCTGACGCGAACAATGGGAGACGATTGATGAGCATGAGATTCAGCGAACACGGGACGTTCCACGATTTGGACAACCTCGCGGGATCGGATGGAGAACCAGGTCGGCAGGACGTTGGCGGCACCAACGGCCAGACCGACTACGTTTCCATGAAGAACTACGCACGGGCGGTGTTTTTCAGCGTCCTCGGTACGTGGAACGGGACAGACGACCTTGACGAGTGCCGGATACAGCAGGCATCGGACTCGTCTGGGACAGGCGTGAAAGACCTGACCTCGGACGCTTCCGGTGGCAACTACGACACAGACAGCCCCATCGACGCCGATGGTGACTTCGTGATCGTTGAGGTCAGGTCGGAAGACCTCGACATCGACAGCGGCTTCGAACACGTCCGAGGCTACGTCGCCGAGGGCGGCAACAGTGGCACGGACAACGTGGCGTCGATGTTGCTCCAGTACGGATATGCGTACCCGCGCAAGGAACTCCAGGGCGCGGCATCGAGCGGTAGTCAGGTCTACGTCAGCACCGGCACGTAGAAATGGTCGCAGTCGTCAAGGGCAACCGCCGCGAGATTCCTGGCAACCTTCCCCCGCTGCTCTGGTGGGAGAAGGTCGAGGAATACCGCACCGATCCGCGAACGAGGAGCCTGCGGTTCTTCGATCCACGGATGGAGGCGCTGTCCCCTGACGAACTGGCGCGAGTACGAGCAAAGGCTTTGATCTGGTGGGAGGTCACCGACGAACTACCAGACGACATTTCCACATGGTGGGAGATTCGGATGGCTAGAAGACGAGGTGACCTTCCATCAGTCGAGTCACAGGACGTGGCAACGATTGATGAGGACGGGGTTCTCCACTGCGGGCATTGTGAGGCACGATGGTCGGCGGACAGCGACGGTGGCTTCTACGGGACCGTCTGCAAGCTCTGCGGATCGGAGTGGGTGGCGATTGATGACCGCAGGATGGAATCAGCGGGGGTGATGTATGGCTAGATGCGAAGGATGCGGACGGAACTGGTCCGACCCCTCACCGTCGGAGTGTCCGCGTTGCGGTGCTGCGATGGGTGGCGGGTCTGAAGACCCAGAGATGGCCGTGCTTTCGTTTGAGTGTCCGACGTGCGGTGCGCCAGCCGGTGAGGAATGCACCACGCCGAGCGGTAACATAGCAGCCAAGACACACGTAGCAAGGAACTGAGGGAGGGATGCGATGACGATGATTGACGAGCGTTCACGGGAACAGGAGTCGAAGGCCGCGCAGATCGCCGAGAGGCATGGGCTGGAAGTCAGGGCGCAGAACCTGGAGATGTACGTCCTCTGCCCCAACTGTTCGAAGATGTACGACGTGATGGAATCGTTACCGAGGGAGTGTGAGCGTTGTGAATGCCCGATGGATTCCAAACGGGCGGTTGCGTTCAGTGACGCACAAGCTGCTGGCGAGTCTTGGACAGCACCCCAGGTGGGAAGACCCCGCAAGGCAATGGACGGAGATGAGAGCGACTGACCACCCGCCAGCGGATAAGCAGATACGGCGAAGCAAACCAAAGGTCTGGACAAAGTAGTTATCGCCCAGAAATGGGCGCTCTGAAAGGAGCGATAGCATGGCTTT